TATTAGATGGATTAATTTATGTAATGAATAGTACCTTTGATGTTTATAAGGTAATAGACAATAACGGAGGGGCAGCATCAACAACTGAACCAACAGGTAACAAAACAACTTCCGTATTCAGTACGGCTGATAGTTACAAATGGAAATACATGTATTCACTTACTGCAAGTGAACAGGCAAACTTTATGTCAACTGACTTTATACATGTATCAACTAATGCTTCAGATATTTCTACAACTGCTGGTGCAATCGAACATGTTAAAGTAACTGCCGGTGGTAGTGGTGGTTCTAACGGAACATATACAAATGTTGATATTCGTGGTGATGGATCAAGTGGTAAGTGTACAGTAGTTGTTGGTTCAAATGCTGTAACAAGTGTTACGATAACAACCGCAGGTAGTGGTTACACATATGCAAGTGTGAAAGCAAGTGATATAGGTAATGTATCAGGCGCTGATATAGATTTCATAATCTCACCACCAGGCGGACACGGTTCAGATGCAATTGCTGAGTTAGGCGGTTTCTTTGTAATGATGAATGTTGACTTTACACAAGGAGATGGATCAGGAGACTTTAACACTACAAACGATTTTAGAAGAATTGCATTGTTAAGAAATCCAACTGATAGTACAACTGGATCAACAGCAACGGCAACAACACTAGACGGCACAAAGTCAATAACATTTAGTGGCACACCAGGATCATTCCAGGCAGATGAGAAGATTACACAGGCTACATCTGGTGCGGTAGGGTTCGTTGTTGATTTCAATTCTACAACAAAAGTTTTAAGATACATACAACCTCAGTTTACTAACCAAGGTGTAGATAGTAATGGCAACTTAACAGCATTCTCTAGTACGAATACTGTTACTGGTGCTACTTCAAGTGCAACAGGTACACCAAGTTCACATGATACAACTCCTGAATTAACTGCTGATACTGGTGATATTCTTTATATAGAAAATAGAAAACCTATTACCAGGGCATCAGACCAAACGGAGAATGTAAAGTTAATCGTAGAGTTTTAGGAGAGATAGATGGCAACAAACTTTAATGTCTCACCTTACTATGATGACTTTTCAGAAAGTAAAAATTTTCATAGAGTATTATTCAGACCTGCTTTCGCTGTTCAGGCAAGAGAATTAACCCAACTTCAAACTATACTACAAAACCAAGTTGAAAGATTTGGTGAACATGTATTTAAAGAAGGTGCGATGGTTATACCTGGTGAGGTTACACTTAACACAAAATACGAATATGTAAAACTAGCAAGTCATTCTACATCTACCGCATCCAATATGGTAGGTCTTACTGTAACTGGTGCAACATCAGGTATAGAGGCAGAGGTAGTAAATAGTTCAGAGGCAAGTTCTACCGCGGCTGCAACCATTTATGTAATATACAAAAAGTCTGGCACAGATAATACAACAAAAAGATTTACTGAAGGTGAAACATTAAACTTTACTTTTAGTAGTGCGAGTGCTACGGCAGTTGTTGGTACATCTGGTACTTCATTACCTACAAGTTCTAATGCTTTAGGTTTTGCAAGTTCAGTAAATGTGCAAGCAGGTGTATATTTTGTAAATGGTTTCTTTGTTTCTAATAGTGAAGAAACATTAATACTAGAACCATATTCAAACACGCCATCTTTTAGAGTTGGATTTACAGTAACAGAAAGTTTTGTTACACCAGAAGATGATACAAGTTTAAATGATAATGCAACTGGTAGTTCTAATATCAATGCTCCAGGGGCACATAGATTTAAAGTTGCTTTATCACTTACAAAGAAAACAACTACGGCAACTGACGATACAAACTTTGTAGAATTATTAAGAGTAAAGAATGGTGATACAGAAAGTATTGTTAAGAGAACAGACTACAATATACTTGAAGAAACCTTAGCAAGAAGAACAGCAGATGAAAGTGGTGATTATGTAATACAACCATTTGATATAGATGTTAGAGAACATCAACTATCAGGTAGTAATCGTGGTATCTTTGCCGCAGATAGTTCATCTTTACATGATGGGTTAACATCAACTGTTTCAGAAGCAAGATTAGCGATTGGGTTATCACCAGGTAAAGCATATGTAAAAGGTTTCGAAGTAGATACAACTTCACAAAAATTTGTTACAATAGAAAAAGCAAGAGAGTTTGATACAATACAAAACTCTACTACAAGATTAGATATAGGTAATCATGTTGATGTAACAAACATACATGGTTCGCCAGACATTGGTACTGTATCAGGTGAGACAGAAGCATTCAAAGAGTTATCACTTTTCAAAGATAAGAATGTTACAAGAGGTACATTAAACACTACAACAAATGTTGATGTACAACAAATTGGTAGAGCAAAACCTCGTTTCTTTGAATATGTTTCTGGCACTGCAGGATCATTAGCAACAAACACTACATCAATTTACAAACTAGGTTTATTTAATATTGACATGTTCACACATTTAGGTGTAACAAGTTCAGTAGCATTCTCTACTGGTGAAACTATAACAGGTGGCACAAGTGGTGCAAGTGGTATCGTTGAGGCAATAACGGCAACAACATCAACTGACCCAGACCAAATAATTACGGAAGATGGATTCAATCTTGTTGATGAAACAGACGGTGATGATATTATACTTGAACAATCTGTATTAACAACGGTTGTATTAAGTAATGTATCTGGTAACTTTAGTGCCGCAGAAACTGTAACCGGTGGTACTTCAACAAATAGTGGTACAACTGTTGCCGCTTCACCAGAAAGACCTACAGAAAGACAATTCGAATTTGCTCAAGTTAAATCTTTGGGTATGGCAGGGTCGCCAACATTTACGGCAGATACAGTTTTAACATCTTCACAATCTGAAGGTGATGAAAGTAATATTACATTATCTGGTTCTATTGATATTGCAAATAACTCAACATCTATTACTGGTAAAAATACAAAGTTTAATACTGAATTAAAAATTGGTGATAACATCATTTTAGAAAATGATAGTGGTACACAGTTTAGTAGATTTATTAGTGCAATTGTAAATAACACAGAAGCAAGCATTACAGAAAGTATTTCTGGCACAGTAACATCAGCAAGTACACAAAGAAGAAGAACAAAGTTACAAAACATTGATACTACTTCACTTGTTTATAGATTGCCAGAAAATGTTATTAAGACATTAAAGACAACTGACAATGCAGGTATTACAGATACAAGTCATAAAGTAAGAAGACAATTCGTTGAGACTTTATCATCATCTGGTCAGGCAACATTTAGTGCTGGTGCAAATGAAACATTTAACGCACACAGCGAAGCAGATTATACACTATCAATAATGACCGCAGGGTCAAGTGATGGTGCGGTTGGTGATATCGTTTCTCTTTCTGGTAATAACCATGAAGGTGATAGTAAGTTCACACTAACTGGTAGTCCATCTGGTAGACAAATACAAGTTGACTTAGGTGCTAACTTTGCTACGGCAAAAGTAAAATTAATTGCAACTATAACAAGAAGTATTGCAAACGAAAAATCAAAAGCATTAGTAACAGGTGCGACAACAGCGATATCAACTCAAGCAAATTGTGAAGAAAAAACAATTAGTTTAAGTAAGGGTGATATCTTCGCATTAACGAGTGTCTTTATGGCACCAGATTTCAGTACGGCAGCGACAACAAGTCATACTGATATCACAGACAGATTTACATTAGATAATGGACAAAGAGATAGTTACTACGACATAGGTCGTATTGTAAGAAAAGATGGTGCACAAACACCTACTGGTAGATTATTAATTACATTCTCACACTTTACACATGGTAGTGGTGATTATTTTTCAGTTGATAGTTATTCAGGTGTTGTTGATTATGACGCAATACCATCTTTTGATAGTCCAACAAAAGGTAAGATAGAATTAAGAGACGCATTAGACTTTAGACCAATGGTTGCTAATGATAGTGGCGTTATAGGGTTTGGTGCAGTAGATAGTATTGGTGCAAAAAATTATACAGGTGGTGGTTCATCAGCAGTTGATATACCTAAACCTGGTTCAGACGCAACACTAGACTTTGAGTTTCATTTAAGTAGAATAGATGGTATCTTCATTACTAAAGATGGTTTATTCAAACAGGCAAAAGGTACGCCTGCAATAGATCCACAAAGACCAGAACCATTTGATGACGCTATGGCATTATACTACTTAAACTTGCCAGCATTTACTTTCAATACAAGTGATGTAAAAATTACCACAGTAGATAATAGACGCTACACAATGAGAGACATTGGTAAGTTAGAACAAAGAATTAAAAATATAGAATACTATACACAATTAAGTTTATTAGAACAACAAGCGATCAATACACAAATACAAGACGCGGCAACTGGACTTGATAGATTTAAAAATGGTATTATTGTAGATAGTTTTAAAGGTCATAATATTGGTGATGTTCTTTCTGCTGAGTATAGATGTTCAGTAGATATGAGCGAAGGTGAATTAAGACCAGAACACCACACAGATCAAGTTAAGTTAATTGAGAAAGCGGCAAATGATACTGACGCTGAGAGAACAACTTTAGGTTATCAAAAGACTGGTGATTTAATTACACTACCATATACATCAAGTGAGTTTATCAAAAACCCATATGCAACTAAAAGTGTAAACTGTAATCCATTCTTGGTATTTCAATATCAAGGTGATATTGCATTAACACCAGATTTAGATGAGTGGTACGAAACAGAAAGAAGACCAGACTTAATTGTAAACGATAATAATTTATTTGACACAATGACCGCTCTTGCAGGTGGTACAAATAGTTTAGGTACAGTTTGGAATAACTGGCAGACTAACTGGTCAGGTCAATGGTCGCAAGGTAGTTCAACTAACCAAGGTAACATAACTGCTAGTGCAAGTGTAAGTGGCACAGTTACAAGTAGAACAAGAACAGGTATTACCAGAGAGATTGCAGGTTCAAATATACAAAGACAATCATTTGGTGATAAGATAGTTGACATATCTTTCATACCATTTATTCGTTCTCAAACAATTTCATTTACAGCAACAAGAATGAAACCTAATACTAAAGTTTTCCCATTCTTTGACAATGTAAATATATCAACTTTTGTAACGCCAGACGGTGGGGTTGCAGGTGGTAATCTAATTACAAGTAGTGTTGGTACTATATCAGGTACTTTTGCATTACCAAATACTGACGCTAACAGATTTAGAACAGGTGATAGAATATTCAGATTGACAAGTTCAACTACTAATAGTAAAATAGATGATGATGTTGATACTTTTGCTGATGGCAAATTTACTGCTCGTGGTTTGCAAATGACAAAACAAGAAACAATTGAATCCACTAGAGTGCCAATTATTCGTTCTACCACTGTTACAGAAAACGAAGTAAGAAGAACAGTAGATAGAATAAATGCTGGTATTAATATTGAACAAGGACCACCAAATAATCCAGACCCATTAGCACAATCATTCAAAGTAGAAAACATAGAAGGTATATTCTTAACCAAAGTAGATTTATTCTTTGAAGAAAAAGATAGTACAATACCAATCAAAGTATATCTAGTTGAAACAATTGAAAGCAGACCTGGTCAAAGAATTTTACCATTCTCTGAGGTTACAGTTGCGGCAGCAGATGTAAATACATCATCAACGGCTGCAACAGCAACTACTGTAACATTCCCATCACCTGTATATTTACAAGGTGGTAAAGAATATGCGATTGTTCTAAAACCAGATAGTCAAAAATATAAAGCGTGGGTAAGTAGATTAGGTGATACTGATGTTGGTGGCACTAGACGAGTTACTACACAACCTTTATTTGGTTCATTATTCAGATCACAAAATGCAACACTATGGACAGATGATCAAATGGAAGATTTGAAAATGACTTTACACAAAGCAGACTTTACAACTGATACTACTGGTACTTTTGAAATGACAAATGACGCTTTGGCAAGTAAGACATTAGAAAACAATCCAATCGAAACAAACTCTACTTCTGGTAGTGGTAGTGCGTTTGGTGGTAACCCTAATATAATTAAGATCAATCATAAACATCATGGCATGACAGATAGTAAACCAAGTAAAGTTACAATTTCTGGTCTTGGCGCAACAACTGACTTTAATGGTATTCAAGGTAGTGTAATTAATGGCACACACGATATTGGTAATGTTACTGAGGATTCATACACTATTACATTAAGTGGTGATCCTGCAACATCAACTGGTAGTGTAGGTGGCACGGCAGTAGTAGCAACACAAGATAGAGCATTTGAAAGTGTAATGCCTAAGATTGGTATGTTAAACTTCCCAGATACTACCTCAGTTCATAGTATCAAAACTACATCTACTCAATCAGTACATGGTAGTGAAACAGCATATAGTACAGACAGTTCATTTACAAGTATTGTACCAAATGATAACTTCTACTTTACAAGTGCAAAGGCAGTATTATCAACTATAAACGAAACAACTCATTTGTCAAGTGTTAAATCATTATTCTATAATATCACATTGTCATCAACAAATGCAAATGTAAGTCCTGTTATAGATTTAAGTAGAACAAGTTTATATGCAATACATAACAGACTAGATAGTCCAACATCTGGTAACACAACTGGATTCGTTGCAGAAACAGATCCAACTGGTGGTAGTGCAGGTGCAAAATATGTAACTAGAGAAATAAGTTTAGATAATCCATCTACAGCATTAGATTTAAGAATTGCGGCAAGTGTTTTCCCAACATCTTCAATCGAAGTGTTTAGAAAAGTAAAAGGTATAGATGATGATAGAGAAATGAAAGATATACCTTATGTACAAATGACACAAGCAAATGTGGCAATATCTGCTGAAGGTAGAAGTCAATCACCTTATTCAGATAATTTCAAATCAGATTTCTTTGATTATGAGTTCAATGAAAATAGTATAAATGAATTTACATCTTTTAAAATTAAGATTGTAATGAAAGGTACAAACCCTGCATATCCACCAAGAATAACAGATATGAGAGGGATTGCATTGGCAGTATAATGAGTATTCTAAAAGTAGAAGGTCATAGAACAATCGTAAGAGACACACGATCTGGTGCTATTATCAATACTGATAGAAGTGCCTACGCTGTACATGTACAAAGAATAAATGAGGCAAGAGCAAGTCAAAACGATTTGAGAAATGCTGTGAGAGATATAAATAAATTAAAAGCAGAAATGTTTGAAATAAAAGAAATTTTAAAAGGAATGGTAAGTAAATGGCAGCAAGACAAGTAGCAGCAGACGCAACGATAGAACAGTTAAGGACTACCTTTAACACTTTATCAGCGACGGACTTTGGTGATATCGCACAATTAAGTTCTTCTATTAGTGCGAGTAACTTGGTTGCGGCGATGAACGAGTTAGAGGCAGAGGTTGCTGGATTTTCTGCTTCAACAATTACCGCACAAACAAACTTAAATGCAGGCCCGGCAAGTAATGACGAGTTCATTATGGTTGATACAGGTACTGGACAATTAAGAGCAATAACTGCGGCAAACTTATTTACTGATCAAACATTAGTTTCACCAACAATTACTTTTGAAGGTGCTACTGCAAACAGTTTTGAAACTACAATCGCTGTTACAGATCCAACAGCAGATAGAACAATCACATTACCAAATGCAACTGGTACTGTATCTTTAATTACGGCAACTGAAACACTAACAAATAAAACTTTAACATCACCTACAATCAACGGTGGTTCATTTAGTGGTTCTCTTTCTGGTTCAATCACAATAGGTAGTAGTGGTAGTTTAGTCTATGAAGGTGCTACTGACAATAGTTTTGAAACAACTTTAGCAGTAACAGATCCAACAGCAGATAGAACAATTACTTTACCAAACGCAACAGGTACGGTAGCATTACAAGAAGCGTCAATTGATATGAACGGAACAGAATTAGTTTTAGACGCTGATGGCGATACCTCTATACATGCAAATTCAGACGATACTATAAATTTTAAATTAATTGGTGATACTGATATTATATTTACAACAGGTTTGATAGAGGTTAAGAACAGTGGTTCTCAATCTGCTGTAAGATTATATTGTGAAAGTTCTAACGCACATTACGCTGCTCTGACTGCTCCTGCTCACGCAGATTTTGGTGGTAATATTACAGTTACATTACCTGCGGCAACTGATACACTTGTTGGTAAGGCAACAACTGATACATTAACAAACAAAACTTTAACATCACCACTTGTTTCAGGTTTATCATTAACAGATAGTTCAATTGTATTTGAAGGTAGTAGTGCTGATAGTTTTGAAACTACGATAACAGTAGTAAATCCAACTGCGGATAGAACAATTACATTACCTAACGAGACATTTAAAGTTAATTCATATGCAAATAAGGCAGCGCTTGCTGGAGATGGATCAACTACAACTATTACGGTAGGTAGTGGTTACAATGTTAATCAGTTCTTTGTAACGATCAATGGGGTAGACCAAGAACCTACAGAGGACTTTACATATTCAGGGACGACTATTACACTAGACGCGGCACCTGCCAGTGGGGATAGAGTAGTAGTAAGATATTAAATTTTAATTTGAAAGTATTTTTTGTATAAATACTAATATAGGAGAGTAAAAGATGGTTACTAGAATTAAGTCAAATCAGATTACTGATGGAACAATATTAGATGCTGATGTCAATGCATCTGCGGCTATTGACGATTCAAAACTAACAGGTTTGGCTGCGAGTGCAACTACAGATACAACAAACGCGGCAAATATTGGATCAGGTATTCTTGCTGAAGCAAGATTAGGTACATTATCTGTATCAAAAGGTGGTACTGGACTTACATCATTGGGTACTGGTGGACAGGCAATTAAAGTTAATGACGGTGGTACCGCATTAGAATTTGGTACTGCTGGCGGACTTACTATTTCAACTGTATCTCCAGGTAATGTTACATTAAACACAGGTGGTCACGGACAATCAAGTTCATCAACTGCTTCTGTTTCACCTATACCAACTGGTAGTGGGTTGTTTAACTTTGCATGGACATTTGGTCAATTAAGAGCAGGTAACCATATTGGTTCATACAACTACTCTTATACTTCTTCTAACATTTCACTTAACCAATTAAGTAGAACCTCATCAAGTTCAACTGGCCCTTACGGGTTAGGTGGTGGATCTTTACCAACAACTTTTAGTGGTCAATCATCTGCTGCTTCAAATAGTACAAATACTTTCTTTGGTCATTACACTACCAACTCTAACTCACCATCAATACAGTTACAGTATGGTACTTCACAAAATGGTAACGCACAATCACCTGCTTTCCAAGTGAATTCCCAAACAGTTACTTTTATTAAGTAATATAAGTATTAGTGTTCAATAGAACACACTGAAAGGATTATTATGAAATATTTTGACGATATATTTGATGACTTATATTTAAGGCAACTATCACAAAAAATAATCGAATCAAATTGTAAATCAAATAATATTGCAGGTCGTCATACATGGCCTTATGGTCATAAAGGCAATCATAAATTAATGGGTAGCACATTATTTGAAAGACACAATTTAAGTGTCATACATTACGATCAAGCAAACTACGAATTAGCAAATCAATTATTAGACCCAGTATATCAAATTGCGGCGCGAATGAAACAATTACCTGTATTACGATTGATTTCCACTAACATACAATTTATGGGCATGGAAGGCACAGACCATACAGATAGTGTACACCCAGATGACTGGTCGTATATAATGATGTTGGCAGACGAAGATTTACATGGTGAAGATATTGGTGGTCATTTTATAAATGAAACACAAAATGTAACTGTGCCATTTAAACATGGTAGAGTAGTTTGTTTTCCATGTACTGATATGCACAGAGGTCAAGCATTTACAAAACCAAATATTGCTAGATTATCTGTAAGATGGTTAATAAGAGATAACTGTTATGTAGGTCCTGGCATACTAGATTTAAATAGATTGTTTGGCATGCCTAATGATGATGTCGAGTTTGACCCAACAAAACAAGGATCACCATCTAATGTGGTAGATGATAAGATGATCAAAGCAAGAGAAAAAAAATTAGAGGAGCAAGATAATGGCTGAAGAAAAAAAAGTTGATACAATAGATATGGACGCATTGTCGCCAAAAGGTAAATTACATGCGGAACAATATCAGATATTACAACAATCTAAATTAAAACATCAACTAGAAATAGAAAAGATAGATGTATTGTTGAAATATTACGAAACTACTATACCAAAAGAAATAACAGTAGATACAGCGAAAGAAGAACCAAAAGACGATAAATAGTCTTTATGGCTGCAATAGCAAACTTACTCATAGATCAAGGGGCAACATTTACAAGTACCATTACGGTATTCAATGATGATGATTCCCTATTTGATACAACTGGTCATACTGGTGCGTCTCAAATAAGAAAGTCTTATAGTTCATCAAGTGCTAGTGCCACTTTTACTGTTGCCTTTGCAGACGATAGAACAACAGGCGAAATTACTATCTCACTTACGCCTACACAAACTGCCGCATTAGAAGAAGGTAGATATGTGTATGATGTAGAATTAACAAAAACCTCAGATAGTTCAATTACCCGTGTAATACAAGGAATTGTAACAGTTAGTCCAAACGCTACCAGATAAATCTATATAAATAGTGTTATACTAGGGGTTGTATGGCATTAAAGGGTAGAGTATCAAATTCAAACAAGAAAAAAGCGAAGATTACTTCGACTAATTCTGCTGGTCCACAACAGGTTTCAGTTGAAGTGCCTGCGGCAGGTGGTGCCGTTACCAATGTTACTACTCTTGCTTCACTAACAGATACAACAATTAATTCTACCGTAACAGGTACTTTTATTCAGATACAATCTGAAGGTGGTAACTTTGTTGGTGCAACACCTATTGATAGTGATACACTTGCAGGTGCTTCATCTACATCAATACATTCTGGTGAAAGTCTTAAGGCATATATTGATACACAAGACGCCTCTGGCACAATTACATTTACAAACAAGTCAATAGATTTAGATAGTAATACTTTATCAGGCACATTAGCAGAATTTAATACCGCACTACAAGGTGATAGTTTTGTTTCACTAACAGGTTCAGAAACACTTACAAATAAAACATTAACAAGTCCAGTCATTACAAATATTACTGGTGCAGGTATTACATTAGATAGTTCAGCAGATTTAACTTTTGATGCTGGTGGAGCAGATATAATTTTAAAAGATGATGGAACAGAATTTGGTCGATTTACAAATACATCTGGCGAGTTAGTAATTAAATCTGGTAGTTCATCTACTGCCGCAATTACAATGTCTGGTTCTGCTGTTACCATGGAAGGTAACGCTACAGTAGATGGTAATCTTACAGTAACAGGCACAACAACATTTAATGGTGGCACTTTAACATTAGGAGACGCCGCAACTGACACTATTGCTTTTGGTGGTACGATTACAGGTAGTTTAACTTTTGAGGGTTCTACTGACGATAGTTTCGAAACAACATTAACACCTGGTAATCCAAGTTCAGATATAACTTTAACTTTACCATCAAGTGCTTCAGATACTTTAGTTGGTTTAGCGTCAACACAAACACTTACAAATAAAACAATCAATAGTAATGCAAATACCTTACATATTGATTTAGATGATTTAGGTACATTCACTGGTACACTGGCAGAGTTTAACGCAGGACTACAAGGTGATAGTTTCGCTTCTTTAACAGGTAGTGAAACACTTACAAATAAAAGTATAGATTTAGATAGTAATACTTTATCAGGCACACTTGGTGAGTTCAATACTGCATTACAAGGTGATAGTTTTGTTTCTCTTACTGGTAGTGAAACTTTAACAAACAAACAACTTACATCACCTACAATTGCTGAGATAGTTGGTACAGGTGGTATTGAGTTAGACGCTGTACAAGACATTACATTAGACGCAGGTGGCGGAGATATATTTTTCAAAGATGATGGTTCAACTTTTGGTAGTGCAACAAACTCATCTGGTAATTTAATTTTAAAATCTGGCACTACAACTGCATTAACATTTAGTGGTGCAAATGTAACTGCCGCAGGTAATGTTACAGTAGCAGGTAATCTTACTGTACAAGGTTCTACTACTACGGTTGATAGTTCTACAATAGAAGTACAGAATGCTTTAGTATTTGAAGGATCAAGTGCGGATAGTTTTGAAACAACTTTAACCACAGTAGATCCAACGGCAGATAGAACGGTATCATTACCAAACGCAACTACAACTTTAGTAGGACAAGATACAACTGATACACTTACAAATAAAACTTTAACAACACCTGTAATTGCTGAGATTGATAGTAATAGTAGTATTACATTAGACGCGGCTACTGACATTATATTGGACGCAGGTGAACAAGATATAATTTTAAAAGATGACGGAACAGAGTTTGGTCGATTTAGTAATTCAAGTGGGCAACTTGTTATTAAATCAAGTTCAAGTTCTAGTGCCGCTCTTACAATGTCAGGTGCAAATGTACAAGTAGAAGGTAACTTAACAGTTGTTGGTACATCATCAACACAAGGTAGTACAATCACACTTGGTAATGCCGCAACTGATACAATCGCATTATCTGGTACCATTACAGGCTCTCTAGTCTTCGAAGGTTCTACTGACGATAGTTTTGAAACAACCTTAACACCAGGCAATCCGTCAAGTGATATTACACTAACGCTTCCGTCAAGTGCTAGTGATACACTTGTTGGTAAGGCAACAACTGATACATTAACAAACAAAACAATTAATAGTAATGCCAATACGCTACACATAGACCTTGATGACTTAGGAACATTTACTGGTACTCTTGGTGAGTTCAATGCAGGATTACAAGGTGATAGTTTTGTTTCATTGACAGGATCAGAGACACTTACAAATAAAACTTTAACAAGTCCAAATATTAATGAAATTATATTTGAAGGTTCTACTGCGGACTCTTTTGAAACAACTCTAGCAGTAACAGACCCAACAGCAGATAGAACAATCACTTTACCAAATGCAACTGGTACTGTTATAACTCATGGTATGTTTAGTGGGGACGCTACCGTATCATCAAGTGGTGCGGTTACTCTTGCAACTGTAAATTCAGATACAAGTGCCACAGGTAGTTCAACTGCTATACCAGTTATAACTGCTAATGCAAAAGGACTTGTAACATCTCTTTCAACTGCCAGTATTACTACGGCACTTACTGTTGGTGCAGATAGTGGATCAAACGATACTGTTTCTTTGGCGACAGATACACTAAACTTTGAAGGTGGTAGTAATATTACAACAACTGTAAGTGATAATAATATTGCTATTGCCCTAGACGCAAGTCCAAGTATTACAAACTTAACAGTAGGTGGCACATTAACTTTTGAAGGTAGCACAGCAGACAGTTTTGAAACTGTATTACAAGTTACAGACCCAACTGCGGATAGAACACTTACATTACCAAATGCTACAGACACACTTGTTGGTCGTGCAACTACTGACACTTTAACAAATAAGACATTAACAAGTCCTACAATATCAGGTTTAAATTTATCTGATAGTTCAATTGTTTTTGAAGGTAGTAGTTCGAACAGTTTTGAAACTACATTAACAGTTACAAATCCAACAGCAGATAGAACAATCACACTACAAGATGGTAGTGGTACTCTGGCATTCTTAACTGATGTAACAGGTGGTGGGGCAGCAGGTTCATTCACTACACTTGCAACTACTGGTAATGTTACTTTAGGAGACGCAACCTCAGATACAGTTGTTTTCAATGCAAGAGTTAACTCACATATTTTACCTGCGGCAAATGATACATACGATCTTGGTTCTGATAGTTTAAGATGGCGAACATTATTTGTAAGTGCAAGTACGATTGACTTAGGTGGTGCAACAATTAGTTCAGATAGTTCTGGTAGTATTGCCATATCTGCGGCAGGTGCAACTTTGCCAGAAGGTTCTAAAGTTGGTACAGTTGCAATCGCAAAGGCCCAAGAAAGTACAGGTAAAGCGATAAGAGTTGTGCCATTTTTTAAGAAAGGTAATTTAAATACTGCCAATGTAAACTTTCAGTTTGCGGCTTCAGGTAATCTTAACTATGTGTTTAGAGCCTTCACTAAACAAGACGGTTCAGCATTGACCGCACAGGAAGAGGTAATATTCCTGTTTTAAAGTAAAAGGATATAAATAGTAACATGACAGATAAAGTTCCAATTCGTACGGTCTTTGATAGTAGTGGTAATGCCACGGGACTTGCAGAATTTCAATCAGGCGAAACAGTAGGACATGTACATGGTGGTACAGGGTTATCATCATTAGGCAGTGCTGGTCAAGTCTTAAAAGTAAATGCGGCAGGTAATGCCATAGAATTTGGTAGTGGATTTTCAACTGCTTCTGGCGACATTACATTAGATAGTGCGGCAGACATAGTATTAGACGCTGACGGTGCTGATATTATTTTAAAAGACGCAGGAACAGAGTTTGGTAGATTTACAAACTCAGGTGGTCAATTAGTTATTAAGTCATCATCAAGTACAACAACCGCCATGACTATGAGTGGTGCGAATGTTACTATTGCAGGTAACTTAACTGTTACCGGTACAACTGAAGGTGATGGTAATATTACTTTAGGGGACGCTGCTGGTGATACAGTTACATTTGGTGGTACAATTCAAGGCAGTTTAGTATTTGAAGGATCAAGTGCTGATAGTTTTGAAACAACATTAACACCAGGTAATCCAAGTTCAGATATTACAATAACACTACCTGCAAGTGCCTCAGATACTTTGGTAGGTCTTGCAAGTACACAAACACTTACAAACAAAACATTAACTACACCTATTATAACAGAAATAGATGGTAGTACAATCACATTAGATTCCGCAGGCGACATTACATTAGACGCTGATGGGGCAGATATAATTTTAAAAGACGCAGGGACAGAGTTTGGTAGATTTACAAACAACTCTGGTGAATTACAAATCAAATCAGGTAGTAGTGCAACAACAAACCTTACAATGTCAGGTGCGAATACTACTATCGCAGGTAATTTAACAGTAACAGGAGACGCAACTGCCAACGGTTCTACAATTACATTAGGTGATAGTGCAAGTGATACTGTTGCATTTGGTGGTACAATTACAGGTAATCTTGTTTTTGAAGGTAGTACAGACGATAGTTTTGAAACTACACTTACACCAGGTAACCCATCTGCTGATATCACATTAACTTTACCAAGTTCTGGTAGTGATACATTAGTTGGTAAAGCAACAACTGATACTTTAACAAACAAGACATTAACAAGTCCTGCATTAACAACACCTGCAATTACAGGTAACACTACCACAACTGGTAATGTTATCTTTGAGGGTTCTACAGCAGATAGTTTTGAAACTACATTAACGGTAGTAGACCCAACAGCAGATAGGACAATATCATTACCTAACGCAACTGACACTTTAGTAGGTAAAGATACTACGGACACATTAACAAATAAGACTTTAACAAATCCAGTCATTACAAATATTACTGGTTCATCTATAACTTTAGATAGTGCAGGTGATGTAAACATAGACGCTGACGGTGCTGATGTAATACTCAAAGACGGTGGTACTGAATACGGTAGATTTACAAACAATAGTGGTGAATTACAAATAAAATCTGGTAGTTCATCTACTACCAATATGACAATGAGTGGTGCAAATACCACGGTGGCAGGTAACTTAACAGTTACTGGTACAACAACATTTAATGGTGGTACAATCACACTAGGAGACGCGGCAACTGATACTGTTGCCTTTAATGGTACTATTTCAACAAACTTAATATTTGAAGGATCAAGTGCGGATAGTTTTGAGACTACACTTGCACCAGGTAATCCAAGTGCTGATATCACTTTAACTTTACCAACAAGTACAGGCACTATCGCAACAACCACAGATGTATTCTTTGATAATTCTACAACGACTATTCACCCTGCGGCAAGTGGTAACGCTGACTTGGCAGGTGGTGAAAGTCCATTTGAAAGTATTACAGACGCTTTTGGTGTTATCACAGGCACATCTTACGATATGATGAATCCTAAAGGTTCAAGTGTTACGGTAGATTTAGGTAGTGTCGCATAGAAAAATGTTATAAATAGATAGAGATTAGATAATAGGAGAGACAACAAATGCCAACGCAACTACAATTTAGAAGAGGTACTACCTCTCAAAATAACAGTTTTACAGGTGCTGTAGGTGAGATTAGTGTAGATACCACACTAGATACTATCAGAATCCATGATGGTTCTACGGCAGGTGGTTTTGCGTTAGTTTCTGATAGTGCTACTCAAACTTTAACAAATAAAACTTTAACAACACCAGTTATTGCAGAAATAGATAGTGGATCTACTATCACATTAGACGCAACAACGGATATTAATTTAGACGCTGGTGGAGCAGATATCGTCTTAAAAGACGACGGAACAGAATTTGGTAGATTTACACAATCTGGTGGTGAGTTAATTATTAAATCATCATCTTCCGCTTCTACCGCGGCAACTTTTTCAGGATCAAATGTAACTTTTGCAGGTACATTGGCTTCTGGTGCAATCACTTCATCAAGTACAGTAACGGCAACACAAGGTATCTTTAGTAATGCAAGTCCGTTAATATTTGAAGGTAATACAGCAGACAGTTTTGAAACTACTATTGCGGTTGCAGATCCAACTGCTGATCGCACAGTAACTATACAAGACGCAACAACAACTCTTGTTGGTAGAGATACTACTGACACATTAACAAACAAGACATTAACAACTCCTGTTATCGCTGAAATAGATAGTACTGGTTCTATAACTTTAGACGCCGCTACTGACATTATTTTAGACGCTGATGGGGCAGACATTACATTAAAAGATGGTGGCACTACATTTGGTGCATTGAATAACAACGGTGGTAATTTAAGAATCCAATCAGGTTCTACACCTACTACTGCAATCACAATGTCTGGTGCAAATGTTACCATTGCAGGTAACTTAACAGTTTCTGGTTCAACTACTACAATTGATTCCTCAACTATTGATGTAACAAACTCATTTACTTTTGAGGGTTCTACAGCAGATAGTTTTGAAACAACTTTAACAGTAGAAGATCCAACAGCAGATAGAACAGTTACAATACCAAACGCAACCACACAGTTAGTTGGTAGAGATACAACTGATACTTTAACAAATAAAACTTTAACAACACCTGTAATTACAGAAATTGATTCAGGTTCTACTATTACATTAGACGCGGCAACTGACATTAATTTAGACGCTGCTGGTAATAATATCACATTGAAAACAGGTGGCACTACATCTTTAGATTTTGTACTTAACGGTGCTACAGATGTTACACTTGACGCACCTGGAGATATTAAAGTTGACGCTGATGGCGGTGATGTACTATTATTAGATGGTGGTTCACAATTCGCTTCATTAACAAACAATTCAAGCAACTTAATTATAAAATCTGGCACAACTACTGCGGCAACTTTCTCAGGTGCAAATGTAGTTTTTGCTGGTACTTTACAATCAGATACAATTACAACAACTGGTTCAGTTGTATTTGAAGGTGCTACTGCAAACAGTTTTGAAACAACTCTTGCGGTTGTTGACCCAACAGCAGATAGAACAATTACATTTCAAAACGGTTCTGGTACCGTTGCATTTCTAACAGATGTAACCGGTGGTGGGGCTGCGGCATTCTCAAATGTTGAGTTAACTGGTGGTGTAATATTTGAGGGTTCTACTGCGGACTCTTTTGAAACAACTTTAAATGTAGTTGATCCAACAGCAGATAGAACAATCAACTTACCTAACGATAGTGGTACAGTTGCATTACAATTAAAATCTTTTGATTTAAATGGTAGTGAATTAATATTAGACGAAGACGCTGATACTTCTATTCATGCAAGTACAGACGATCAGATTGATATTAAGATTGCAAACGCTGACGATTTCACATTTACTGCCAATACTTTCAATGTACTTTCAGGATCATCAATATTAATTGCTGGTAATATAGACATGAACGGCAGTGAGTTAATATTAGACGCTGACGCTGATACATCAATTACTGCAAGTGCTGATGACCAAATAGACTTTAGACTTGGTGGTAACGATAGAATAACTTTTACTACTGGTTTGATTGACCTTAAAAACGATGGTGCTCAATCTGCTATTAGAATGTATTGTGAAAGTTCAAATGCCCACTATGCGGCATTAACGGCACCTGCCCATTCAGACTTTTCTGGTAACATAACAATCACATTACCTGCAGATACTACAACTCTTGTTGGTACTGATAATACGGTAACATTAACAAATAAAACTTTAACAAGTCCTACAATTGCTACACCAGCGATTACTGGTAATACTACTACAACTGGTAGTTTCATATTTGAAGGTTCTACGGCAGATAGTTTTGAAACAACATTAGGTGTTGTTGACCCAACAGCAGATAGAACAATTAATCTTGCGAACATAGGTGGTACATTACAACCTTTTGCGGCTGCAAGTACAGATCAAATTAGTGCTACACCTGCAGAGATTAATTTAATTGACGGTGGTACAAGTAGAGGCACAACTGCATTAGCAGATGGTGATGGTATCTTAATTAACGATGGTGGTACAATGCGTATGACCAATGTTACAACTGTTAAGACCTACATGCAAGGTGGTATATCATTAGCATATGATGACTTTACTGCTGGGGACGCGGCTGTAAATGTAACCACAACTTCTGGTAATATTACAATAGACGCTCAAGGTAATGACACAGATATTATCTTCAAAGGTACTGACGGTAGTGCGGATACAACTTTCGTAACAATAGATGGTAGTGCGGCAGGGGAAACAACTTTCAATGCAGGCATAAATCTAGGTGGTAATGTTGTATTTGAAGGTAGTACAGCAAACAGTTTTGAAACAACTCTTACTGTAATAGACCCTACAGCAGATAGAACAGTTAGCATACCAAACGAAACTTTTAAAGTGTCTTCTGGTGCCAACAAAGCAACACTAGCTGGTGATGGATCTACCACAACTGTTACAATTGCTTCAGGATATAATGTAAACCAATTCTTGGTAACAATCAACGGGGTTGTACAAGAACCTACTGAGGACTTTACAATTTCTGGTACTACATTAACCCTAGACGCGGCACCTGCTTCAGGCGATAGAGTAGTTGTAAGATATTAAGTTATTTTCCTTATAAATAGTCTCATAAGGACTATAATATGGCACAAAATAACCCAATAACGACTAGAGAGACCCTTAAACAATATTGCCTTCGAGCATTAGGTAAACCTGTAATCGAAATAAATGTAGAAGATGATCAGGTAGAGGACCGTATTGACGAGGCGTTACAATACTTTGCTCAATATCACTATGATGGTGTTGAGAGAATGTATTTAAAATATCAAGTTACAGCAGACGATATAACTAGGGCAAAAACTAATGAGACATTATCCACAGTAACAGATACGGCAGACAGTACAGTTACTGCCAGTTTCGTAGAAGGCAAAAACTATATACCAATGCCATCTAGTGTTGTTTCAGTTACAAGACTATTTGATTTTACAGATAAAGCAAATCTAAATTTGTTTGATGTAAGATATCAATTAAGACTAAACGACTTATACGATTTTTCATCTACATCAATTATTCACTACGATATGACCTTAAGACATTTAGATATGTTAGACCATATTCTTGTAGGTGAAAGACCAATCAGATTTAATCAACATAAGAATAGACTATACATAGATATGGACTGGTCAAATGATGTTGACGCTGGTGATTTTATTATTATCGAATGTTATAGAAAACTAGATCCATCAACATTTACAGATATATTTGATGATATCTTTTTAAAGAAATACCTAATACAATTAATCAAAAAACAATGGGGTACTAATTTAAGTAAGTTTCAAGGTGTCGCTATGTTAGGTGGTGTTCAAATGAATGGTGAACAAATCTATTCACAAGCGCAAGAAGAAATAAACAAATTAGAAGAACAGATACAATTAAGTTACGAGTTACCACCCAATTACATGATGGGTTAAAATGCGAAGTACATATTTTTCACAAGGTACTCGTTCAGAAAAAAATCTATACGAAGATTTAATAATCGAACAATTAAAGATTTATGGGCATGATGTTCATTACATGCCTAGAGAAAATCTATTTGAAGATGGTATACTAGGTAATACCACAGATAAGTTTACTGACGAATACATGATTGAAATGTATGTCGAAGAAGTAAATGGTTTTGCTGGTCAAGGCGACTTGATTGGTAAGTTTGGGTTGGACATGAAAGACGAAATAACTTATGTCGTTGCAAGACGAACATTTGAATTATTAGTTGACCAACCATCAAACACACTTACATTTAATAGACCAAGAGAAGGTGATGTTATATACATGCCTTTATTCAAAAAGTTTTGGCAGATTGATTTCGTTGAGGACGAGGACCCAATGTATCAAATATCAGACTTGCCAATATTCAAATTAAAATGTTCTACATGGGATTACGCTTCAGAAAGTGTTGAAACTGGATTAGCAGAAATAGATAACAAACTTGACCAAGTTACTATGGATGTCCTAGAAAATCAAATAACTTTAGAGAGTGGTACAACAAGTTCAGGTTCACTACTAACTGAAAATATTTCAGGTGATATAGAAGCAGTATTGACAGAAGCAGGTGAGTTCCTAGTAGACGAAACAGATGGTGATAATATCTTATACGAAGATGATCCAGATTATAACGAATATATAATACTAGAAGACGCATTAACAGATAACTTGGCGACAGAAAGCACAGACGCTGATAACAAAGCCTTTGACGCTGCCGCAGGATTAGATGACTTTGATCCTAATAATGATATATTCGACTTTTCTGAAAATAACCCATTTGGAGACCCAAGGAGTAAATAATGTTTAAGGATGCCCAATACCATGAGTTGATAAGAAAGACGGTCGTTGCGTTTGGTACGCTGTTTAACGATATGTATGTTTATCGTAAAAACTCAACTGGTAAAGTAATACAAAAAATGAAAGTGCCATTAGCATATGGCCCAAAACAAAAATTTCTAGTAAGACTAGAACAAGATAGTGCTAGAACCTCAGATGATGGTAAGACAACGGCGTTGACTTTACCTCGTATAGGTTTTGAAATGACTACACTTACATATGACGCACCAAGAAAATTAAATAGAATACAAAAGTTCAGAAAAGTAAAAGGGGCAGATAGTAAGTCATTACAACATAGTTATATGCCTGTGCCATACAATGTAGGTTTCAGTTTATTTGCAATGGCAAAAAATAGTGAAGACGCATTACAAATTGTTGAACAAATATTACCAATGTTTCAACCAGACTATACAATTAGTTTGAATGTATTACCAACAATGGAAATAGTGCGTGATGTACCAATCGTTTTAAATGATGTATCATATGAAGATACTTACGATGGTAACTTTACTGAAAGACGAGTTATTATGTACACTCTAAACTTTACAGCAAAGATGTATCTATACGGACCTGTAACAAGTTCTAAAATTATTAAGAGAGTACAAGTGGATCAATATACAGATACAAATGTCAATGTGGCAAAAAGAGAACAAAGAATTGTTGTTACACCTAATCCAACAACAGCAGATGCTGACGATAATTTTGGATTCAATGAAACACACTCTTTCTTCCAAGACGCTGATGAATACGATCCTGCTTCTGGTACAGATAAAGATAACTAATGAAAAAAGTTGAGGATAAACTCAACGAAATTTTAGATATAACACCTAAAGTTGAAGTTGAGGAAAGTAAACCAGTAATACCTAGGCCTAAAGAAAACGAAGATATTACAAGCGACTACAAATACAGTAGAGAAAATTTGTATAGTCTAGTTGAAAGAGGGCAAGACGCAATAGATGGTATTCTCACTCTTGCAAAAGAAACTGAGCACCCACGAACATACGAAGTAGCAGGGCAACTAATTAAGAATGTTGGTGAAGTAACAGAAAAACTTTTAGAGTTACAAGAGAAGATGAAAAAGTTAGGTGAAGAAACAAAGAAAGTACCTAATAAAGTTGAGAATAATTTATTTGTAGGGTCAACAGCAGAATTACAAAAGTTGATAAAGAAGAATGGAAAATAAAACATATCTTGGTAACCCCAATCTTAAGGCTGCAAACCAAAAGACTAGGTACACTAAAAAACAAGTAGAAGAATTTATTAGGTGCCAAGATAACCCAATTTATTTTATTACTACCTATCTAAAGATTGTAACACTTGATCATGGTTTACAACCATTTAAAATGTATAACTTTCAAAAAGAAATGGTCGATACATTTCATAATAATCGTTTTACAATTTGTAAATTACCAAGACAGACTGGTAAGTCAACTACAATTATTGCATACTTATTACATTATGCAATCTTTAATCCAAATGTAAATATTGCCATACTTGCAAACAAGGCTGCAGTGGCAAGAGACTTGTTAGGTCGTTTACAACTTGCATATGAAAACTTACCAAAATTTTTACAACAAGGTGTTATCAATTGGAACAAAGGTAGTTTAGAATTAGAAAATGGTAGTAAGATACTTGCGGCTGCAACATCATCAAGTGCCGTGCGTGGTGGTTCTTACAATGTAATATTTTTAGACGAGTTTGCTTATGTACCAAATAATATTGCGGAACAATTTTTTAGTTCAGTTTATCCTACAATCTCATCTGGTAAAAGTTCTAAAGTTATGATCGTATCTACGCCACATGGTATGAACATGTTTTATAAATTATGGAATGATGCTCAACATGAAAGAAATAGTTATAAACCAATAGAAGTGCATTGGTCAGAGGTACCAGGTAGAGATGAAAAATGGAAACAAGAAACAATAAAGAATACAAGTGAACAACAATTTAGAACGGAGTTTGAATGTGAGTTTTTAGGTAGTGTTGATACTCTTATTAATAGTGCAAAGTTGAGAACATTATCACACATTACACCTATACAACAAAACGCAGGACTAGATATATACGAAATGCCACAAAAAGGGCACCGTTATGTAATTACAGTTGATGTTGCAAGAGGTACCGTAAATGATTATTCTGCTTTTGTTGTAACAGACGCAACACGCATACCATATAAAGTTGTAGGTAAATATCGTAACAATGAAATAAGACCTATGTTGTTTCCACAAATCATTCATAAGATTGCAAAGAGTTATAATATGGCAGAGGTATTAGTAGAGGTAAATGATATTGGTGGACAAGTTGCAGATACTTTACAATTTGATTTAGAATATGACAATATGATTATGGTAAATCAAAGAGGTCGTTCTGGTCAGATTGCAGGTACAGGTTTTAGTGGTAAACAATCTCAATTAGGATTAAGAACAA